AACTGGTGGACGTACATTGTCTCTAGGCACAGACTATGAAACCGCAGGGGGTGCTGGCATAACGCTAACAAGTACAGCAAGTGCTACAGACATTATACCTTATGTTGTAGCAGCGTCAGGGCGTATACTGCTTGGCGCACCTCAACTGGCGTTCTCATAATGAGTGGTCCTTTTGGTTCATCACAATGGATGTATAATGCATCTAGTGGGTTGTATGGACATGAGATAAGTAACTCACTGCGGTTTAACGATGATGATAATGCATATTTAAGTTTTACTCCTAGCTCTGCTGGTAATCTTAAAACTTGGTCTTGGAGTGCTTGGGTTAAAAAAAGTTTAAATGATGACGACCAAGTTCTTTTTAGCATTGCGGGAGTAGTTAACGCATTAATTATAGACAGTGCTGAATCTAATATGGGATTTGATGGTACTTATGGTGGAACAAGAGCATTAAGATATAGCACAATTAAAACTCGTGACTTATCAGCTTGGTATCACGTTTTGTATGTGTTAGATACAACTCAAGGAACAGCCGCTAACAGACTTAGATTATATGTTAATGGTGTTGAGGATGCTCTTGCTACTGCTCAAGTAAACACTTATCCAGCACAAAACTCTGATGGTGGAATAAATACCGCTGTTCAACACGCTATTGGTAGAAGAGACAATACTACTAGCCTCTACTTTGATGGGTATTTAGCTGAAATAAACTTTATAGATGGCACAGCCCTAACACCAGCATCATTTGGCGAACTTAAAAACGACATATGGATTCCTAAAGATACTTCTGGACTTACCTTTGGTACTAATGGTTATAGATTACAGTTCAAACAAACAGGCACTAGTCAAAATTCAAGTGGTATAGGTGCGGATACAAGTGGTAACAACAATCATTACGCTGTTAATAATTTAGCTTCAACTGATGTAGTTCCTGACAGCCCTACAAATAACTTTGCTACTATGAATCCTTTAGACGCAGACCCTGACGTAACATTTTCTGAAGGAAACTTAAAGGTAGCAGTTGGAAATTCTCCAGACGGAGGTGTAAGAGGAACTTTTGGCCTTACTTCTGGAAAATGGTATTGGGAAACATTTAATAATGATACTGGTAATGGAGTTGGCATTGGTGTTTATGGGAGTGCTGCTGCACTTAGTTCGTGGCCTTCTATTGTTAGTGGTACTCTTTATGTTACTGCATTAAAAAACATCAATGGCACAGAATCTTCATACGGTGCTACTTACACTGATGATGACATAATTGGCGTTGCTCTAAATTGTGACGATGGAGAAATTACTTTTTACAAAAACAACTCATCGCAAGGTGCTATCACTACAATACCGACTGTTTCTTTTCCTGCGTGGGCGGATGGTAGTGGCGCACAAGGTCCAAGTGCAACTATAAACTTTGGACAAGACAGTTCATTTGCTGGAGCAAAAACAGCACAAGGTAACGCAGACGGAAATGGCATAGGTGACTTCTACTACGCACCACCATCAGGCTTCTTAGCTCTATGCACAGCCAATCTACCTGACCCAGTTGAAACAATAGACCCAGCCCAAGGTGGTTCTCCTCAAGATTACTTTAATACTGTGCTTTATACTGGTGACGGTAACACTACTCAAGCAGTAACAGGTGTTGGCTTTTCTCCTGATTGGTTATGGACGAAATCTAGGTCAACAACAGACAATCATCATGTTTTTGATTCTGTCAGGGTTGTATCTGGTGTAATGCAAAGGCTATTTCCTAATTTAACAAGTGCTGAAGATGGTAATTTTGGTTCAATTAATTCTTTTGATTCAGATGGATTTACAACGGGTAATAATACTGGAACAAATCAAAACAACACAACCTATGCCGCTTGGAACTGGAAAGCTGGAACTTCATTTAGTAATGACGCTAGTTCTACAAGCGTTGGTTCTATAGACAGTGCAGGAAGTGTAAGTGCTGATACTGGGTTTAGTATTATTACTTATACTGGAACAGGTTCTAATGCTACGGTTGCTCACGGTTTAAGCGTTGCGCCAAGCCTTTACTTTGTGAAGTACAGAAATGCTGGTGGTGATTGGAAAACGTATTCAGAAGATGTTGGCAACACTTATCAGGGTTTTTTAGAAGGAACTGGTGCTTTTCACAACACTGGTGCGGCTATTTGGAACAATACATCACCAACTACTAGTGTGTTTAGCATTGGAACAAATGGTGGTGTTAATACAAGTGGTGGTAATTACGTAGCATATCTTTTCCACAGCGTAGACGGCTACTCAAAGATTGGCAAATACACTGCAAATTCAAATGCAGATGGCCCGTTTGTTTATACAGGTTTTAGACCAGCTTGGCTTTTAATCAAAAAGATTGATGGTGCTGCATCTTGGTGGTTAGTTGATTCTGTTAGAAACCCTTTTAATGTAACAAATAAATACTTGTTGCCTGATGCTACTACGGCAGAAAGTGCTGGTTCTGATTATACAACTGCTGATTTTGTTTCAAATGGTTTTAAAATAAGAAACACATCAACTGCATTTAATAGCGGAACACATATATATATGGCCTTTGCCGAACAACCCTTCAAATACGCTAACGCAAGATAAAGGAAACATAATATGCCTTGGAAACTAAGTGGAACTATAATTAGAGAAGGTCGCTCTTGGGTAGACGCTAGTGGAATAAGACACCCAACTAACTGGATGCGTTGGACTGACGATGAAAAAAAAGCAGTTGGTTTAGCTTGGACTGACCCAGTTGCTTGGCACGATAACAGGTTCTACCACGGTAGAGATAGCGATGGTAATCTAATTGATAAGAACATTGCTGATGTTAATGAAGTTGATAGTGATGGTAATCCTATTAATGATAGTGATGGCAATCAAATAGTTACACTAGGTTTAAAGAGCGTAGCCATACAGGTTATTGATAGACAAGCTCGTGGTTATCTAGCTGAACATGATTGGTACGTTACTCGTAACGCAGAGAAATCAACAGCTATACCTAGCACAGTTACTACATACAGAGATGCAGTGCGCTCTGCTCACACTACTATTAAAGGTAAAATAAATGGAGCTGCTAATCTTAATGCTTTCATTGCTTTGTATACTACGCCTGTCGATGCAGACGGAAAGCCAACTGGCAATGCCCCTATAGTAGATTGGCCTGATGCTATTTAGAATATTATATATTGGTTTGCTGTTGTTATGTGCGACAGCAGGGGGGGCTTTATCTGCTGACTCTAATACTGTTTCCTCCACAGTTGTCACGGACAAAGCTCCTCCAACAGCATCAGCCCCATCTGTTGTAGTTAACAACTCAGATGTTTGTAAGACTGGTGCATCTGCCGCTATTCAAACACAGATACTAGGCATAGCTAGTGGCATTGCTATCCCTGATTTAAATTGTGAGAGACTAAAACTATCTAGGTCGTTGTATGCTATGGGTATGAAGGTAGCAGCTGTGTCTACTTTATGCCAAGACTATCGTGTCTTTGATGCTATGGCTATGTCCAATACTTTTTGTCCTTTTATGGGTAAGATAGGTGGAGATGCACAAATTGAATGGCAAAAGAATTTTAATTTAATTCCTAAAGGTTCTGTTATTAAAAATTTATACACACCAAAACCAACTAAGAGAGTAAAAAGTGAAACACCTATTCAAGTTGACCCAAAGAAAGGCATTATTGGCGTGCTGCTTATGCTGCTTATTCTTTAGCGTACAAAAAGCTGTTAGCCAAACGTGCGTTGTTGATACAGTAGGACTGTGTGACCCTGCTGTTGATGTGTCTATTGAATCTGAAATAGTTACTGAAAGTTTTACTGACTCTACTGGCATTACTACTATAGAAACTACTACTTCTGTTACTACTACTACTACTGTAACTAATGAAGACTCAGGAGATATACTTTCTTCTGGCTCTGGGTTTGTTTCTTCTAGTAAAGAAGGTGATATGGATTCAGATTGGGGAGGACAAGGCCCTGCTTCTATACCCTCTGGTTCTACATGTGGAGATTTAGGCACAGATAAATGTGCTGAGATTACTGGTAGTGGTAACAGTACTAGCGTTATGGGTGTTGATGGTATGGGTACTACGTTTAAGAACACTATAAGTCTATCTAGTTTAAACATAGATAACGGTGGTAAGGTTAACTATACTATTAAGGTAAGCAAAGAAGATGCTAGTGATAGAATCTATATGCATCTTACTGGGTATAATGGTTCTACTGCTACATTCAGTGGCACTGATATTCTTTCTGAGTCTGGTGTTAACAGTGGCTTTGCTTCCTATGCTGGTGGTTTTAATTTTGGTGGGAATCTAACTAGTCTTATCGTAGAGATAGGTGGTCGAGATATTAACTTAGCTGTCGGCCCTATGTTCGATGATGTAACTGTGAATGTTTTATACAATGTTGTTAATACTATTATTACTCAGAGCATTACTACTATAGAAACTTTTATTGCTTTAAATATAGGTGTAGGTGATGTTGTTATTGATATAGCTGAAGATATATTTGAACATAACGATGTTATCGAAGTAGATGGCATTACTATAATTGAGCCAATGAAAGGACCAGAAGATGCGACTTACGATTCAGTTGAACTTGAACTCGATTCGCCAGTTATTGAGGCGATTGATATTAAAATGGACACGCAAACCCAAGGAGGAGATACCAATGTATATGCAGAAACCAACCAAGAAGCCAGCGTCGAAGCCGAGCTTGAAGCCAAAGAAGAGCCTAAAGAAATCGTCGTCGTTAAAGTCAAAGCCGTCAAAGAAGAAGTAGTTAAAGTTGCTGAAGTAGTTAAAGAGGAGGTGGAGGTTAAAGAAGAGGCTGGGGAAGAAAAGCCAGTTAAGAAAGCAGAGGTTAAGAAAAATACTAAGCAGCAAAAACAAAAGGTTGCTAACAAAATAGTAAAAGAGATGGGTTCTAAAGGTAGGTATGATGATGCCAACCAATTTAAAACCCTAATGATTATGTCTGTCCTCGCTGATAACAAAAGTTTCTTTAACAACCAGACTGCATTAGTTGATACTGTAAAATTATTTTCCAATGATACAATACCTGATGGTGTTATTACTGATAACAACATGGCTTTATTTTTAATGAGGTATGGTGCTGACGCGTCAATGACTGCGTTAGTAGACATACAATATAGATAGGAAATAATATGGTTAAGAAAAAAGGACTATACGATAACATGAACGCGCGTAAAAAAACTGACACATCACGCTCAAAGAAAAACAGTACAGTGACTGACAAGGCTTACTCTAATATGAAAGCTGGCTTTCCTAAGAAGAAAGGTAAGTAGTATGTATGAGTATGCAGTTAAGAAAATAGTTTATGTAGTTGATGGTGACACAGTAGACATAGAAATAGATTTAGGTTTTAATCTAACTAAAAAAGAACGTGTGCGTCTAGCTGGGATTGATACACCTGAGAGTAGAACTAGAGACTTAGCTGAGAAAGAACTAGGTCTTAGAGCTAAAGATTATCTAAAGCAAATGCTAAAAGATTCTAAGAATTTAAAAGTACAGACATCTAAGGATGGTAAGTATGGTAGAATGTTAGGTTGGTTTTATGATAAGGAATTAAATATTAATCTAGATATGGTTGAGAATGGACATGCTTGGGCATATGATGGTGGCACTAAGGTTAAGAACTTAGAAGATTTAATTGCAATACAGGAACAGAACGATGAGTCTATTAAAGAAACATAAGAACCCTAAGGGTGGATTGAACGAAGCTGGTCGTCGTCATTTTAAAAAAACAGAGGGTGCTAATTTAAAAGCACCTGTTAAGTCTGGTAAGAATCCAAGGCGTGTAAGTTTTGCTTGTCGGTTTGCTGGGATGAAAGGGCCAATGAAAGATGATAAGGGTAAGCCAACTCGTAAAGCATTAGCATTAAGAGCTTGGGGATTTGGCAGTGAAGGTGCGGCTAGTAGTTTTTGTCAGAACAATAAGAAGAGTTAGGTATGGCAGAGGTAGAATTTGCAGGGGTAAAGTTTACAGGCGGCAAGATGGTTGCTTTGATTGTAAGCTTGAGTACTCTAGGTGGTGGTGCGTATGGTGTGTTCGAGGCATACAAACAATTTACTGACATGCAATCTGCTATCTCTGAGTATGTAAGTCCTGACTTATCCCACATAGATAACCATATGACTATGGTATCTGGTGAGTTGGGTGTAGTTGAGGCTGAGTTTGTTGCTCTTAAGGAAGCTGATTCTTTAATGAACGAGCTAGTTAGGGAGCAAGTTAATTCTATTAAAAGTACAGTAGCTGAGTTACAAACACAGATACATGACCTTAAGATAGAGCAGAAGGTTGACTTGTCTGATATGTCTTCACGATTAGATAAGGATATAGAAAAGCAATCGAGAAAACTTATTACTAGTGTTGAACAAATTACTAAAGACTTAAACAAAGTAATTAAATCTACTGATGACCAAGAGATTAGAAACAGGTCAAGCATCAGAGACACAGACTTATTGTTGCGCGGTAATGTTAAAACTATTAGGGATATTATATCATCGTTTGAAATTAGAATGGATGCTAAGCTAACTAAACTAGATGAAAAAATTGACAGCCTCGAGGAAAACCTAGATAAGAAGATACAAAGAGCATTAATCAATCCATTACTCGGAGGATAATATGGGATTATTAAGTACACTTGTTGGGCCAGTCACTGGCATCTTAGATAAATTCATAGAAGACAAAGACCAGAAAGCTTTACTTGCTCATGAGATTAGCACAATGGCTGAGTCACATGCTCAAGAAGCAATGCTTGCACAGTTAGAGATAAACAAACAGGATGCAAAAGGGAACTGGTTTCAATCTAGCTGGCGACCAGCTACTGCTTGGGTATGTGTTCTTGGATTCCTTGTAAATTTTTTAGTGTCTCCTTTGTGCGCTGGGTTTGGTATTGATATACCTCAAGCTGATACAGGTACTATGCTTCCTGTGTTGATGGGGATGTTGGGGCTTGGCGGTTTACGTTCATTCGAGAAAACAAAAGGATTAAACAAATGAGTTTTAGATTATCAGATAGAAGTACAGCTAAATTAGATAAGGTTGATTCTAATCTAGTTGCTTTAGTAAAGATGGCTATCTTAAAAACTAAGGTAGATTTTGGTGTGATATGTGGGTTGCGTACTATCCAAGAGCAAAAGCTATTGGTTGATAAGGGTGTGTCACAAACTATGGATAGCAAACATATAGCTGGTAGGGCGGTAGACCTTATGGCTTATGTAGGTAGCCGAGCATCATGGGAGTTAAACTTGTATGATGATATAGCTGACAGTATGAAGAAAGCATCTCAGTTAATTGGTGTGCCAGTACGCTGGGGTGCGGCTTGGCACATCAAAGATATTGCTGAGTATGAAGGTACAATGGAAGAGGCAATGAATGAGTATATAGATTTGCGTAGGTCGCAAGGTCGTCGTCCTTTTATTGACGGCCCTCACTTTGAACTTGCTGGTTAAATTTTTTTACCAGTTGGTATACTCTTGACGGACTTATATTAAATAGTTTGCCAACACTTTCCATCGTATGCCTGCCCCCACAATGGGGACAAGCATCCTGATAAGTCTCTGCAATTTTTTTATTACGAGACTCTTTTACTCTACCTCGACCGCTCATTAGAATGGTATCACATCATCTATGTCGGTGCTATCTTTAGGTGTAACCTGTGTTCGGTCTGTAACCTGTAAGCTAATCATATTAAGTCCAGCATCTGTAGTTTTTTTCCAAGCTGCAACTTTTTTATTCTCAACAAAAGTACCTGTATCATCTAGTGGGCCTGAGTAGTTAGGCTTACCATTAGATGTATCTTCTTGCTCGAACATGATACCCATCTTCTGATAAATTCTTAACACACGCTGTCCTGATTTGGTAGTACCAGCTACATAGATAACATCAGTGTCAAGTCCATCGACATTAATCTTACCTGTTAGTACCATCTTCTCTTCTTCATAAGGTGGAAAGCCTGCGCCTCTGTTTGTGTTGTCGTATTCGCTCATTAGAATTCTCCTAAAGTTGATATTTTGCCATGTTTAGATGGAATTGGTTTGTGTTTAGCTGGTGCTTTACTAGCCTCGTTGCCATCGTCATCTTCTGGTGCAATGCCAGCCATTTGCAATAGACCATAGCGTCGAGCATAAGTTATAGCTGAGCCTAGTCCTTGCATAGTCTGCTTCTCTATAACTAGATAGACTTTAGATTGGAAAGCCATACCAGTTACATGAGTAATGTTAGTACTGACATAGTCACCAAACTCATCACGACCTGATGGTTGTGTAACAGTAAAGCCATTGTCATTGAATGGTTTAAGACACGCATCATACACATTACCTAAGTCAGCATAGCTACTACGGAAATGTGGATTGGTTGAGTTCTTAATAGCTTTACCCATTGCTTGTTGTGCTTTGACATAGTCCTCAATAGCTACTTGCTTCTCACTTTTATTTGCCATCTTTAATTCTCCTTTTATTAGATTTAGTATACGTTTTCTGAAATTGTTAATGCGCCACGTTTGTTGCGCTTAACGGTGAGCTGGTCATTGTGAACTTCACGCTCATCTAATTTAACCAGTGATTTTAATTCCTTCTTAGCTAGCTCAAAGTTTTTTGCATGTTCTTTGTTCATTAAGTAATCTTTAGCTAACGAATTAAAATGATTGTCGGTTGAGGCATTACGTTTCTTCATGCCATCAAGTGGTATCTTATCTGTATTAACATCAGCCTCTTCAATATTTTCTGGTGGTATATCTTTAGTTACATATTCCCAGAATCGAACAACTCTTTCTACTAGTACATTACGATACTCTTCATCTGCTGAAACTATAGTAGCTTTGTACCCTGAGTTGCCGAAGATACAAGACAACACACATTCATTGATACCACTGATTGCCATGTAACACTGCATCTGTGCCATGTATCTTTCTACTTGTTTATCTATATTGGTAAACGCATTGGTATGCTTGCACTCTACTATAGCCTCATGACTCTGTGAGTTAACAGCTAGTGCATCGAGCGTACCTTTAATTGGAACACCAAACCAGTCTGCTGTGTATGGTACTTGAGTTTCGTGTGGACTCCAATCGGTGTTTAGTTCTAACCAGTTTAGATTAAATGGTTCTGTAAATACACCTAGCTGCACTTGAATCAAATGACTTAAATCATCTGGTTGTTTTCTTTGAGTCTTGGTTAACCAAAGGTCATGCCAATCATTACTCATTATCTTGGCGCAGTCTGAACCGCCAATAAATCCATGTCTTATCATTGTACTCTCCTGTTTTTATTATACATTATTCGTGGATAGTATCAACCCTGTATTTTTCAAGGTCGTCGTTAGTAATGCTAGTATAAGAGAGGAGCTTATCTTTTAGGACACCCTCTCTTAGATAGCTATCTGATATTGGCTCACCATTTTTGATGCGCCTCTCTGTAATTTTTAGTGGGTCTAGTGAGAACTCACCTGTAGGATTAGGTGGTGTATCAACTGCTGATTTCTTAGCGGCATCGATGAAGGTCTTAATAGTAGGCCAAGTGCGCGCACCATGACTCGCTCTTATCTTACCTTCTATTCTTTCTAAGAGTGAGGATAGTTGTGTTGGTGTGACATGGCCTGCAATATTTGCGTTCACATCTTTGACAATTAGCATGAGTTCCTCACGAAGGGAATCATTATCCATCTTAGATGGGGCCTCATACCTACGGAGAAGCTTCTGTACCCACTGTCCGATAGTTTTTGTACGTTCGTCAAAGGTCATGTCATTTGTCCTGTGCTGTGAGCTGGTTTAGAGGGAAGCTAAGAATATTATCTAGCACTTGTGTATTGGTTTCTTCCTTGAGGTCATCGAAGTCATCTTCCCAACGCTCACCATTTAGCCATGTAGATGCATGAGGTATGTATTTCTTGAGGGTGTTGTTGGATTTCATAGCATCAGCGAAAGCAAGCGCACCAGAAATTATATCGTACTTGTCTGCTGTCTTGCATGCTTTGAAGAAAGCATAACGTGCTGTCTTTTTCTGCACATGCTTGGGGTATACTTCCCAGAACCTAGTGAAGTCGAACTCACTAGGTGACAGTGTGTCACCCAAAGAGTTTAGTTCTTTATTGTTAGTATAAGTAATAATCTTATTCTCTTTGTGTGACTGTGTGTCACTACTCTCATCTGTCATTGGTGTTCTCCAGTGGGCAAGTTAAGTCATAGAGAGTGGTGTTACCCTTACATCCACGCTCTCTTGTTAAGAATTTATTTTCTTCTAGGTAGTTAATAGCTCTAATAACAGTACGTCCTGATAGCCCTGTTCTCTTTGCTAATCCTTGGATGGAAGGATAGCATACACCACCTTCATCTACATATGAAGCAAGAATAATGTATACATATTTTGCATTGGCATTATTAACTTGCGCTTTGCAAATGTTTAATGTTAGTGTTGTAGCGTACATAGGTGTCTCATAACGTCCTATAAGTATTTGTTTTTGGCTCTCCTGCCACTCAACTATAGCCCCTGCTTTTAGATATCAACTAAGGCAGGGGTTTTTTTATCCCCACTCAGGCATCATCCAGTTGGATTCAGGTTTCTTAACATCACCCTCTGGCACATGCTCATACACTGCATACTTCTTACCACTATGTGTGTGTATGTGACTGAGTATATTCATGCCATCTTTTTTAAGCACATGAATTATAGCTGCTAATCTAAAGCATCCAAATTTATCTAGTGCTTCAATGGGTGTAAGTTTATTCCCTGCTTCTAGGTAGTTCTTAACTCTCACCCTCTGTGATTCTATTGTCATGGTATTCTCCTACTATTTCCTCAAACAATTCACCGTCCATAATCACAAGCGTCTGAGGTTTGCCTGCTTTACGTTTATAGAAGGCAATGTCTTTGCCCTCGAGTACTGTGAAGGGGCTAGGGAAGTTAGACTTATCCCTGTATTTTACTTCACCTACTAGTTTTCGTCCCACCATTGCGAGGTGGATGTCACCTGACCACTCACCTCCGAGCGCACCTGAGAGGGGGACGCGGTAGTTTTTGATGCCGATTTTTTCGAGCCATTTGCAGAACCATTTCTCGTGGTAAGTTCCCTTTGACTTATTCTTGTTTGCCATGTCTCCCTTTCGTAACAATCTAAACAGATGATGTAATGTTTCGTTGGCTTATAGCTGTGTAGTATAGCAACAAACCATTCTGTTTTAGTATAGCAAGCATCGCACGTACCTGTGCCTGATTCCATCTTACCTTTTAGTGACTTCGATTTTGCAACCAAGTGCATCAACCCAACACGACAGCATGAACCCACTTGGTATACGCTTGTGTTGCTCCCATTTGTGTACCAAAGAATTACCTATGCCAATGATGTCGGCTAAATCTTCTTGGCTAAGTTTCTTTTCATGCCTGTATATTACAAGCTGTTCAACCATTGCTTTGTATTCATTGTTCATTTTTAATTTTACATTGAGAGTTAATCTTCTTGGGTTCAGATAATCCAGTAGCCCAGTTCTTAGCTAATCTATCTAGAGTTCTACCTACTTGCTTAGCTGTTGCTAGTCTTATGTCTTGCTTACGCACAGCTCTATAGTATGTAGATGTTGGAAGACCAGCACGCTTAAACACCTTGTGCATAGGCAGGTCAACCCACCTATGCTTCTCCATTATCTGTTCCCAATAACTAATCATGATTCTGTTGTAGCACACACGCAGTTGATTGGTCAATACTANTCATCAANAAATTTAAATCTATGTAGAATTGTACAATAACCTACGATATCTTTAAGGCTATCTTCAGTCCAGTTCTGATGACAGCGTGCTATCTTAACCATTATCATCATCATTGCTACATCTTCTTTAGTAAAATGATAGCCTCTATTCCAGTCAGTCCACATCCTAGCAATGTCATCAAAGTTATTAGCTGCATCACCATACTCTTCGTGTCTGTCACCATACACAATACCGTGTGCTTCTTGTAAAAACTCACGTGATTTTTCAGCTTTACTATTTTGCACAGCATCTTCTAACGATATAGTTTCTTTCTCTTTTATTTGTCGTATGCTTAATTTTTCTAAGCCACTTGCTAATTTATCTAGCTCATTCATTGGATTACTCATGTCCATCTCCATTACATTTAAGGCAGAGTTCTTCTTTGTGTGAAAAATAAACCTTTGGGTTGCTTGACATCCCTGCTACTCCGTAGTCAGAGGACGTTGGGTTGTATGATGGACTAGCATAGTAGTTGTCTACCATACCAGTGCCATCACACTCATTACATTTAATTATGCTCATAACTTTCTACCTAATGTGTGCCAGTATTCAGTGTCCATTGCTTTAGCAATCATAGCTTCCCTTTCTACTGAGGTATTGTGTGGACTCTTAGACAGACGCTTGCCTGAGTTATCAGTGAAGTCAGTGTGAGTAGCCCATGATGTAAGACAATTATACAAAGACCATTTGTTGTGACCCATCCAGCTAGAATGGTCGTGATATAAACTCATCAGGTTTTCTAACTGACGCTCGTTGTTATGCCTGACTGATGAATATGTTTTCTTCTTAACTATATTAGCCTTGAAAAAATCTTCTACCTCTGTCTCATAGATACTAGTATAAGCATACTCACTCCACATTTCTTCTTTATCTTTGAAGGTCTCGTAATTGTTAAGCACATGTCTAGCTGTATCATCTATGCTTACCCTTGAGGTATGCTTG